CTATAAAGATAAAGTCTCCCTCAGGGCTTTCTGGTGGCTCTAATGTGATGTCAGGACGAATCTTGGTTACTTTCATATAGCCTCAATTTTTTTTTGCGGGGGGCATATATATACAATACGACGCCATCTTCGGAGGGGGGGGTGCCTGTTTGCAACCATCAATCGGTATTGTTTGTGTCATTAGATGAACCGTCAAACCGCTTACGCTGTACCGATACAGTGAGCCCGCCATCGGTGGTCAGCTCAGTTGCCTTCAGTGTTGGCTGAATATACTTGCTGACTCGATCAAATGATTCTACTGCGCTTTTATAGTCGGACAGCTCCCCGGTAGTCTCCGCTATTTGCTTGATCTTTATACTGCCCTCTATCATTTCAATTACAGGGTCAAAGTCTGGATACTTCTCTGAAAGTCTTTCAGCTAACAGCCGCTTTAATGGTTTGTTTCCGCTACCTTTTGGTCTACCTACTTTCGCCATTGTTTAAATTCTCCAGGTGATTGTTTTTCCTACTGATTAAATTTTGACCAATTTGATCAAATAATGACCAGATTATAGCACTGATTGCATATAAACCCCTAAGCATAGAATGAATCGATAAAAAAATGCTTATTCTATATTGACACTTGCAAACAGTAAGGGTTAAAGTATCACCTCACTAAAACGAGGCAGTAACAATGGATAACTTAATCAGCAAACTAAGCAAATCAGATCAGCGCCATATTAAACTGGCCCTAATACATGCTAACAATGGCAACATGGCCATGATCGACGCAATGATCAGGTCAGCTAACAGCCGCAATATTGGTATTCTCGAATCAATAAAGGGGATGCTATAAATGAACACAATCAGAGACAATTACATAAAACGCGAAGCACAATATAAGGCCGCGCAATACTTGGCAGAGAAGCAATACCAGAAACAGCAGGTAGCAGAGGCACGCTTTGAGTTTTTAATTTTTACCATATTATTAACCGGATTGACTTGCCTAGTGTTAGCCGGAAAACAAATATTGGAGATGATTTAATGCGTAAATTATCAGCAAAAAGAGCCACCATTAAGGCGCCCAAACAAAAAGGGTTTATTCTATATGATGGCCCTAGTGTATTAGATGGCCAGCCAATAGTAGTGATAGCCACAATGGAAACATCAAACCGCAAAACTGGCCAAATGGTACAGACCTGGATAATAAGGTCTGACATATCACCAACCGATGCATCCAAGATTGGCCTGGATTCCAGCGTTTGCGGAAATTGCCCTCAACGATGGTTCAACGGTGGTGCCTGTTACGTTAATTTGGGCCATGCTCCACTAGCTATCTACAAAGGATACAAGCGCGGGATATATGCCAAATTTGACCCGGTTTTACACTCTGACTATATAACTGGCCGCAAAATCAGATTGGGCGCATATGGTGATCCCGCCGCCGTACCGTTTGAAGTAATGGAATCCATTGCAAAAATGGGTATTAGCTGGACTGGCTACACTCACCAAATAACCCATAAACAATTTGACAAGCGTTTTATTGATCTATGCCAGGTATCCGCCGATAGCCCAAAACAAGCCATTAAATACCAATCTATGGGCGCGCGCACGTTCCGCGTAGCAATGGAAGGGGATGCACTAGCAGATAATGAGATCGAATGCCTGGCCGATTCTAAGGGTATGCAATGCATAGATTGCATGTTATGCGACGGTAACAAGAAAAACATCGCGCTTACCGTGCATGGTGCGCGTAAATCCAAGTTTAAAACCAATCTAATCCAGACAGTAGAGGTAGCATAAAATGGGTAGGACTAAAGAACGATTTAGCAATAAAACAATTGAAACGACCGCCGTAGAAGTAAGAAGGCGCGATGCTGGTAATTGGGACGCGCATTTTAAGGGCATGGCCGACGATGGCGGGGATATCCACGTCGTAATAAATAGCACTAAATTCGCCGACCTATGCGATAACCATTTATACACCGTTAAAATGATAGGAGGCTAAGATGACATATAAAAACCGATATAGCGACGGTACTGGTAAATGGCATTCTCAAACTATGGCGGAATACGCCGACAAATCCAGCGACAGTTTAATCCATATATTGAGAGACTGTAACAGGGCCATCCATGCCATGCCGGATAACCCCAAATGCCCGCAGTATATGGATGAAATGCACTACGCGGGTATGGAGTTAAAAAAGCGCGGTTACGAGTTTATCATTAAGGAAAAAATCATTGCCGAAACAAACTTACTCCAAACATGTTATTTTGACAGGGACTGACCCACCCGGAGCCGATTCGGGTCACTTAGCGCTCTTTTTAGGGCGCTTTTTTGTACCCGGTAGGTAGGTATAGGTTGAACCCTTAATCGCCGCGAGAGAGCATTACAGGGCCTTTTTCTCGGTACTTATAAGCCGTGCTAGGTACCATTGGGCCTTTTCCAGTGATTCAACGCCTCCCTTTTGCTGGTATCGCCATAAATACTTGATTACGCATGCTTTGCAATGACCGGCAAATGCTTCCTTCGACATGCTCGCTTCTATCGCATCAATACATTCAATATCACCCTGATAATGGGCCGGGTGGTTGACCATATCCTCATTTTTGCTCAAACTTGGATTTAATTCTGCCACCTCTTGGAAATTTTCAGCAGAATCACCATGCATTTTTTCCATGGTAGAAACTGGTCTAGGTTCTATGGCGGGGTTGTCTTGCTGTAATTCTTTCCACTTACTCATTTTTGCCTTCGTATTTTTCGCGTAGGTAATCAAGTGACACCATCATAATATCCCCTGAGCCGTCATTAACTTCATGCAACATCCAGATTCCCCGCCATGACAAGTTATTATGCGGGGTAAGATAATCCTCATCATGCTGATAGAATATCCCTGCAAATATTCCAATCATTTGTTTGCCATCTGCGCGTCTTGCAAAGCTAATGGCTCTATCTTGAACATGGCCTTGCACCGTAGACATATGCATCTTGTTTAACATCAGGGTGGGGTTAGCTACTGGCCTACCCATTATGCCGCTGGTAAAGTAGTGCTGATAGGCAATGTTATCTATAACGCAACACTCCAGGAATCCGTAAACCTCCCATCCCATTTCCTCAAGCTGAAAATCTTTAAACCCTATCAGCCCATCAAGCATAGGATCATCTTCAATCGCTCGTGTGATTCTGTTTTCATGGTTGCCTAACGTGAACACTAATCGAGGGTTCCACTGCTTGTGCTTGTTTGCCTTCAACCTTTTTTGCTCTGCCCTGATAGGTGCAAGGAATTTCTGCATAGCTTCGATGCCTGCGTCTATGTCTTTAGAATACCGCCTACCCTCAAATGATTTCTTGCCCTTGTCGTATGATGAAAGAGATTCCATGTCCCACCAGTCCCCTATCATCACAATAACATCGGGTTTCTTTTCTGCCGCGTATTTCCCTGCCCATGCCAAATGGTCAGTCGGTGTATTGGGTTTAACTTGCGTGTCTGGGATAATGAGATGCTTCATATTTTCTCCATAAAAAAAGCGCCACTAAGGGCGCTCTATGTCTTGCTTTGCTACTGCACATAGCCCTAAGACTACGAATACTATCATATAAATTAACACTTTAACCACCACCCATATCCAATGAGCCGCTATTATAGAGACTCTACGGATGGCCGCAAATGCAGTGTTTTTATACATTATATACCAATAAGTAATGGTTCGTTGCGGTCTCTGGTGAACCACGCCAGTACACGGGCCGGAGGCAGCCTGACCTAGAATGCTAGTGCTAACAAGTAAGCTATCACAGCCATAATAAGCTGGCCATTACTAATCTCTAGTGCCTTTCTTTTTAACCAAGGAATAGAGGTCTCCATAGCTTTATCTGCAAAGTTGTGCGCTTCTTTTATGGCTTTATCTAAATCCTTCATACACCCTCCTAAAATGGAATGTCTTCAGTTATAGGCGCAGCAGCAGGGGCAGCAGATCCGCCATCAGTGTAGAATACTTTCACATTGCCCAGAATGGGTGGTCGCTCCTTACCTGCCTCGCGCTCTTCTTTGGTCTGCGACTGGGCGATAAAGCCATTGTTCTCGTACTGATCCTGCTCGACAGTGTCGATAAACGTAGTCAGGTTAAGATACCGAGCCTCAGTGCCATCTTTTTTAGTGACTACAGGGCAGCGTTTTAGGTCTAATTTTTTAAGGTCTAGCGATACTGATACACCTACTTTCATTTTAAATTCTCCACTTCGGAAATTATTTCATCTACAGCAGCCTGGACTTGCACTGCCAACTGGGTAATGAACTCTTCATCACGCTCTACACGAACTACGAAGGGTTTCATATCGGGATGGTAAGACATAAAATCCCACCACTTGCGATCTGTTATCCACATACACCCCTGAACTTGGGCGTAGTGTTTACTTGGGCATACTTTCTTTCTGGCCCATGCTATATGGTTGTGCGCTGCTGGGCACTTAATCTCTAAGCCGCCATCACCAACCAATCCATCAGGACTACAGCCAAACTCACCAGAGTCATCCAGGATAAACCCTACCTCCTCGACCTGTACATTATAAATAAACTCGTAGGTCTCTCTGGCTTCTGGCTCTAAATCAGTGCCACGCTGCATGGCATCAGTGACAAATAGAGGCTCAGAGTACCCCATCAACCTCTCGGCTATAAGGGTGTTGATGTACCCATCAGCAGAGGTGCTAGGCTTCCCAGCTAGTGTTATTAGCTTGGAAAACATGCTTGCAGAGGGCTTGCCCAGTCTTGCAGCAAGCCACTCTGGTGAACCCTGCTCATGGTCTAGGATGATCACTTCTTGGCCTCTAGTGCGGCAACAGCGCGGTCGTAGTGTACAGCTAATATCTGATCGACTGATCTGACCTTCAGCCACTTGCAAAACTTATCGCTGTCGGCACCAGTCTCATCAAGTAATTTCTTGATGGATATGATCTGGTCATCAGAGACAACCTTATTATCATCACCGCGAAGCATTGCAGATTCTGCATCATCATCTGCCGTAGGTATTCCCGCGATAGACTGCAAAGCATACCGTCTTGCGTAGGTTATTGCTGACCCCGAAGCCTGTGGGTCTTTCTTAACAGTTGGCAAGGTATATTCCATTTCTAGCCACTGACCTGAGATGTGCATCAGGCGCGTAGATACGCCAACACCGTTTTCATTGCTTACTGGGAACTGAGTATAGCTCAGGCCGTTATCAGCAAAGGGCTGCTTGATCGCCTTAATTACAGACGTTAGATCGGCATAGCTTGATTTAAAGAAAGGATTGGCGCTGTCTTTAACAGCACCCCCCATTTGGGATTGTGCAGCACATAGTGCGCTGGCTAACTCGTTAATTGATTCACTTGATTTCATGTTGACCCCCTACAGTCTCCAAAGTCTATATCCGTTCATTTGCTTTCTAGTTGTTGAATTAATTCCAAGCCCCTGCATCGTTGCATAAAACGACTGACACTTGCT